AGATGCACACCTGCACACCACCATTATGGGGGCACACATGACCCACACGATCAACAGCACAGGCACAGCAGCGGTGGCAACCGACTACTACTGGATACCCATCGACGCCAACACGCCAAGGGGCGTGAAGCTACAGTTACTCGGGCAAGGCGGCGTGGCGCAGTACAGCAACTACCACGGGGACTCATTCTGGAGTCACTGGGCACCACTACCAAAGAGGAAAGATTGAGATGAACTGTCCAAACTGCGGCGCTGAGAATATGAGAACAACTGAAACGTTTAAGGCTCCCGAGGAGACTGTACGCACGAAGCAGTGCCAATCATGCAAGTGGAAGTACACGAGCCGCGAGACAATCTCCACCGACATCGGTATACCCAACACAATTCGCAACTTGAAATCCAAAAGGAAAACACCATGACAACTGGAATCGAAATGCTCAAGCAACGTAAGCCACGGGGGCCGAGTAAAAAGCCAACGCTAGTGGGTATTAGCCTACGCCTACCAAAGGAGGTGATAGAGTACTTTAACGCTAACTACCCATACACCAAACAAGCCATGATGCGTGCAGCCCTTACCGAATTCATCAGCAGGAAAGAAGAAGAGGAATTAAAATGAGCGCAGAGATAACAACTACGAGTGCACTGGATATGCAAGTAGCTGGTGACCACTACCGGAAGATGAAGATTCAACCCGTTGAGTTCATCCATGCTAACAACATCCCGTTCATTGAGGGGTGCATCATCAAGTACGCGGCACGTTGGCGCGACAAGGGCGGCATCAAGGACTTAGAGAAGATCAAACACTTCGCCGACTTGCTCATTGAATTAGAGACCAAGCAAGGGTAAGTACCGACCGCCTTCGGGCGGTTTTTTTACGTCTGAGTATTGACAATGTCCAACTCTGTGTTAAAGTCACTGCATAAACAACTGGAGTATTAGATGGCAACAACCCCCGAGGCCAAGGTCAAGGCAAAGATCAAGGCAATCCTCAAAGCCAACGATGTCTACTACGCTATGCCTATCGGCACCGGCTACGGTAACTCAGGTGTCCCCGACTTCTTGTGCTGCGTCAACGGCCACTTCCTAGCTATCGAGGCTAAGGCTGGCAAGGGCACAACGACTGCGCTCCAAGAGAAGAACCTCCAGAGCATTAAAGCTGCTGGCGGGACAGCTACGGTAATCAACGAAGACACTATCGACTACCTAGAGAAACTCATTCAACTGATGAAAGCATAAGATGCAAGCACTATCACACGCTATCACTACGCTAGTAAGGCGCATGGAATCCAACCCCGAAGAGTTCTTTGGCGACGCACCCAAATGGCGGTTCATATTCAAAGAGAACTTCCGTGAGGTGCTTACTGAAGCCGAGAAGGGCACACTGCACACTGCACTGCTGGCAGTACGCCGACTGGAGTTTGACGGACTCGTTGTGGCTACGCTGCTAATAAAGGACGAAGAGGATGACCACAGATACATAGCTAGGGCAGCAGCCTCGGGGCTAAGCGGCAGTTCAATGACTAACATCGGTATGTACAGCAGTGGCACTAGCATCGGCGCGAAGGGGACGCCGTGAACATACTCACGCTAGATTTTGAGACCTACTACTCGCAGGAGTTCAGTCTCAGCAAGATAACCAATGAGGAGTATGTGCGCTCCGCCGAGTTCGAAGTGATCGGCGTGTCGGTGCAGGTAAACGATGGTGAGCCCGAGTGGTTCAGCGGGCCTATGGAACAAATCGCTGTGTTCCTACGCATGTTCAATTGGGAAGCCAACCTAGCCCTTGCACACAATGCCGCGTTCGATTCGTCAATCCTGACGTGGGTGTTCGGCATTAAACCCAAGGGCTGGTTAGATACGTTGTCGATGGGCCGAGCACTGCACGGCACTGAGGTAGGTGGTAGTTTGGCTGTGCTAGCGCAGCACTACGATGTCGGCACAAAAGGCAATGAGGTGGTGATGGCTAAGGGACTGCACCGTGCGGACTTCCCCGCCGACCAGCTCGAACAGTACGGTAAGTACTGCTGCAATGACACTGCAATGACCTATGCCTTGTTCCAGAAGATGAGGGTTGGGTTCCCGCCGATTGAGTTGCGCTTGATCGACCTGACTATCCGCATGTTCTCCGAGCCTGTGCTTCAGTTGGACGTAGGTATTCTCAAGTACCATTTAGTCACGGTCAAGGAGAAGAAGGCCGACCTGATGAGCAAGATGCTGATCGAGAAAGATCAGTTGATGAGCAACCCACAGCTTGCAAAGATACTTGAAGACTTGGGTGTGGTTGTGCCGATGAAGATCAGCCCTGCCAATGGCAAGCAGACTTATGCTTTCGCTAAGACCGACGAAGGGTTCAAGGCGTTGCTCGAACACGATAACGTTATTGTGCAGGCTATCGCAGCCGCTAGGCTTGGCGTGAAGTCAACGCTCGAAGAGACGCGGACTGAGCGGTTCATTGGTATTGCCTCCCGTGGCGCTATGCCAGTTCCCTTACGCTACTACGCTGCCCACACAGGACGGTGGGGTGGTGACGACAAACTCAACCTCCAGAACCTGCCACGCAATTCACCGCTGAAGAAAGCGATCATTGCACCTGATGGCTACGTTGTGCTGGACTCAGACTCATCCCAGATTGAAGCACGTACTCTGGCATGGCTAGCAGGGCAGGATGATTTGGTCGAAGCGTTCGATAAGGGCGAGGACGTTTACTGCATCATGGCGTCAGCTATCTATGGGTTCGAAGTAACCAAGGCCAACACACGCGAACGCTTTGTGGGTAAGACAACTATTCTCGGCGCAGGCTACGGCATGGGGGCAGCTAAGTTCCAGTTGCAGCTCAAGAACTTTGGCGTTGACGTTACGCTAGATGAGGCAAAGCGAATCATTGATACCTACCGTGCGACCTACCCCAAGATCGTCAAGCTGTGGGCAGAGGCAGGGGACATGCTTAAGGCCATGCTGCGCAATGCGCAGACTACACTGGGCCGTGACGGGCTGCTGGACGTAGATGGTGCCAACGGTATCAAGTTGCCCAATGGCCTGTATCTGAAGTACCCCAACCTGCGCCTACATGAAGATGAGACTACAAGCAAAGTAGAAATTGTGTACGACACTAAGAAGGGCAAGGCTGTTATCCCCAACCGTATCTACGGCGGTAAGGTAATCGAGAACGTGTGTCAGGCTCTAGCCCGTATCGTGATCGGCGAACAGATGCTTATGGTGGCAAGGAAGTACAAAGTCGTGATGACTGTGCACGATGCAATTGCAATCATCGCCCCTAAAGAAGAAGCTACCACTGCACAAGAATATGTAGAGCTATGTATGCGGCTTCGCCCATCATGGGCACCGGAGCTACCCCTCAACTGTGAATCTGGATATGGAGATAGCTATGGCGATTGCTAAAGTTTGTACCAAGTGCAAGGCAGAGAAGGCTATCGCTGAATTTACGCAACGCAGATTTGTCTACAAGGGCGTGGAGCGATGGGGATACAAGTCATGGTGCAAGCCATGCCACTCGCTAGGTAGCGCGGTAGCCCGTGCCGCTAATCCGGAAAAAACCCGTGCTAAAACAAATGAGCTATATGCACAACGTATGGCCCGTATGACGGCGGAAGAGAAAGAAGCGCACAACGCCAAGTCCCAAAAATTGAATACCAAATGGAGAAAGGAAAACAAGGAAAGAGTAAAAGAACTGAAACGTAGGCATCGAGAAGCTAACAAAGAACGCATAGCTGTAAAGAAAGCTGCTGATGCAAAGACAAAACATGGTCGTGCATTAGATAGGGCTAGGACACAACGGTATCAAATGGCTCATCCAGAAAGGGTATATGAGTCACGCGTTACCACACGCACTAAACGTGCACCTGTAGCAAAGGAAGAGGCTAGACAAAAACGAATACAGTTATCAAGTAGCTACGTAGCGCAAATGCTTTGTTTACCTACCGCTGTAGTACCCCCGGAACTTATTGAGGCGGAACGCCTTAGAATTTTTATCAAACGTAAACTAAAGGAACTTAAAAATGAACCACATATCTGATTTGACAACTGAACTGTCCGCACTGTACGCAGGACTCAAAAACGGCACGATTGACGTGAAGGCTGCTGCCGAGATGAACAATACCGCTGGCAAAATTATCAATACCCAACGAGTGCAATTGGAGTACGCAGAACTGTGTAAAACACAGCCGAATATTGTTTTCATGAAGCCAAAAAATGAAACCTAAACCCATCGTATGGTCGTTCAGCAGCCTGAAGACCTTCCAGCAATGTCCACGTAAGTACTACCACGCTAAGATCGCTCCTGACGCGATTAGAGAGCCCGACACAACGGCTACGCTTTACGGCAAGGCTGCGCATACGGTAGCGGAGGATTACATCAGCAAGGGCATACCAATCCCACCGCAGTTCGCGTACCTCCAAGGGATGCTAGACCAACTCAATGCTATCCCCGGAGAGAAGCTGGTTGAGGTGAAGCTGGGCCTGACTAAAGACTTGAAGCCCTGCGACTTTGATGCACCGGACGTGTGGTGGCATGGTATCGCCGACTTGGTCATCCTGAACGAGGAGAAGCAGCTAGCGCACTCCATCGACTACAAGACAAGCAAGAACGCACGCTACGCTGATACGAAGCAGCTTGACCTAGTAGCTGCGGC